CTCAAGCACCAATGCAGGGAAACTGCGCAGTTGGGGCTGTGCGCCAATGCTGTATTCGACAGTGGCATTGCGATTGTCAATGCGAATTGTGCGGTCTTCGGTGTATGGGCCAAAGGTCTGAGCAGTATTGAACAGCGTTCCAATGGTGCTGTAGTTCCAAGGCTGTGCGCTTGTGGCCACAGATTGCAGAAGCACTGTGGTGGCCTCGTTGCCGGTGTTTCCGATGCTGATGTACTGGCCAATAGGCAGGATCACATCGACTTGGTTTTGGGTCAGGCTTGGTTGGATAAACATGATTTTTTCTCCTAAAAATTAAACTACTACAGCGCCACGGAATCCAACAACCCACCAGTCTGTACCAGCAAACTGAAGTGTTACCGAATCTCCAACAGCATTAAAAGTGATTGTGGTTGCGCTTCCAAGATTGGCTGGAGTAAGAACACCAGTATCACCACCTGCTGCTTCTGCAACATAAATGATTGTCTTGAGTTGCCCTTGTGCGCCATCTGCAAGTGTCAATGCATTGCCAGCAGCAGTCGAAGTGAAAGCAGTGGCAAGGCTTGTGATATTTACCGCACCAGGGCCATTCAATGCCTGAACTGTTGCTGATGCTCCAGTGCCACCATTTACGACCGACAGAGCACCAGTCACGCCTGTGGCAAGTGGCAGTCCTGTGCATGAGCTAAGATTTCCCGATGTTGGAGTTCCAAGAACTGGTGCCACCAATGTTGGAGCATTGGCAAACACAAGTGCGCCAGTTCCAGTTTCATCTGTCAACGCTAATGCTAAATTTGCGCTTGTTGGGGTTGTTAAAAAAGTGGCTATATTTGCGGCGAGTCCAGATACCCCGGTTGCAATCGGCAACCCGGTGCATGTAGTCAATGTGCCGGATGTTGGCGTTCCTAATATCGGAGTTATTAAGGTTGGACTCGTTGCGAATACCAACAATCCAGTTCCAGTCTCATCACTCATTGCCGTACGTAAATTGGCGCTAGTTGGGTTATTTAAGAAGGCTTGGATAGCTGCACTAAATCCGGCTATTTCGTTTGTGATGTTGTACCAACTATTTGTTGCGAGATAATAACGATAGCGAACTGCGGCACCCGCAGTCAGGGTGGAAATATTCCCGAAAATCTGGGCGGCACCATTAAGGGCCAGTGTGAATGCGGTCACTGTTTGCGTGCTGGTGATCAATACCTCTGTTCCGTCTGGTACTCCGGTATTGAGGGGTAGGGTGATTGTCCCAGTGGCCAATGTGCCCGCTGGCTGTAGAATCATCCATTGTTGGTCGGCAACCGGGGTTGGCACCGTGATGTTAAACCCTGCGCCTGGCGTGAATAAGTTTGTGGCTACGGTCGGGGCTGCAAACGTCGTTTGGAAGTATTGAAGCAACGCGTTGACCGACATCTTTCTAGCGTCGCCATTGTTTGTGTTGTATACGGGGATCTGGTCGGCACCAGATACTTGGCTAAGGCTTGCGAGTTGATTTATTTGTGGCATTTTGTGGCTCTCCTAGTTGAATTCAAGTGGGCCGTCTTGACCGGCTAATACTGGATGATAAGGGCGCGCCAAGAATGGATTGTCATATACGCGCCATGGCTTGTTTCCGGCACCGGATGGCATTGTGCCTGGCATCTGCTGCTCCATTGGCATTGCGGCAAGTGATAGCAGAGTGTTATAGGATTCCTTTGCGGTTACTTTAGTATCTGGCATGACCTGTTTACCGTAGCTGGGAGCCAGCTTGATTGCCAGACTGGTATAGATAGCCTCATTTGAACTGTCGGGGACATTGGTCTCTTCATCTAGGTCGCTATCCTGTGGGCTTGAGGGAAGAGGGTATCCTAGGCGAATACCAAGGGCATTCCATGCGGCCATCATTGTATCTAGGCGTCGTAGGGCAGACTGCAATTGCTCTGGTGTTAGATCAAAGACATAGGAGGCCAATCCGATTTCCTCGAAGGCTTGCGTTACAAATTGGCGCTTTGTCCATCCCATGTTAATCCTCTTTATTCTCGGCCATTAGTTTGTCGTCGATCAATTCTCCCAGATTTTTATCTGTTAGGCGATGATGAAATTTAATCCCAAGCTCGGCGGCTTTTGCTTTGAGTTCGTCACGGGTAGGTCTATCTGTCTCTAGATCTGGGTCTAGATCTGGGATAGTGGCTTTGAGGGCTTTTTCTCTTTAGTTGGCTTTATAGCCAGTTTTTGTTTTAGCTTTTTTATGCCGGTTGATTTGTTGCCGGCGTAATCAACGGCCTCTGACGATGACAAGAACCAACCATCGGACAGCTTTTCATCTAGGGCATCTTGCGTTTCAACACAGATATAATCGTATGTGCCGCCACCTGGCTTTTTATTTATGCCGGGGCTTTTATAAATCAATGCCGGGAGTAGAGTTGTCATGTTTTGCCTTTCGTTTGTTTTGCTGTTTTTGCAGAGGCAACAAAGGCTGCTTTTGTCGGAGCCCCTTTTGTTCCAGGCTTCCGCATTCTCTCAGTTTTTCCGCCAGCGGCGTTTCCGCTTTGCATTAATATTGGCGTATAGACCGGTCTTCACTTTTTGCCCTTTGGCGCTTTGCTTGGTTTGCCGGCTGCTTTGGCTGCTTTGGTCGCCACATTCAATGCAATAGCCACTGCTTGCTTCTTGGGTTTTCCTGAACTCATTTCAGTGACAATATTTTTCCCGATAGCCTTGCTTGAATAACCTTTTTTTAATGGCATGACAGCCTCCTTCTTAATTAAAAGAAGGGGCCGAAGCCCCTCCCTTCGTTCGCTTATTGGTTGAACAATAAGATACCGGACATTTCTGGCTGTTTGTTGACGACGCCGAACAATGTGTCGAGGCGATATTTAATCGTCATGCTGTCGATGTCGTAGAACTTCTGCATGACCAATTCCACGCCCTGATCCGTAGTCGCGCGCATTACTGCGGTACCTGCATCTGAGGGAACGGCATAGCGGCCAGGCAATATTTCCAACGCATCACGCTGCCAAAAAACGTTGATGTTTGAGGCGGCGGTGTTTAGCCAGTTGATAGGGGCTGCGGCTGCTGGCGTTACAATAACGTTCTTGTACTGGGCTGAGGCATCACTTGCTACTTGGTTAGAGATAATCCCAGGGCTGATTACCATTTGTGTGCCGTTGGTCACGCTGATGACACGGAATGTTTTCAACTGGCCTGTAGACTGCTTTGTGACGAGATTAACGGCGACTACACCATCAATAGTGAATGCATCTCCCGCTACTACGCCAACTGTGTTCGAAACAGTAACCGTTTGGTATCTGTTGTCCACGTTTATTTGGCCACCAACCGAGGTTGAAGTTGCTTGTGGTACTAGGTAGTTTACGGCCGCGTTCTGCGTGTCAATTGTGGTGACGCCGCCCGCTGCTGCTGTTATGCGGTTTGCGTAGTCGAATTTGTATGTGTCAAATCCGGCAACCATCCCAACGAAGCTACGCTCATAGGCTTTGTCGGACTTAGCATTCCCAAATGAACGGCTGGCGGTTGACAAGTTCCCGGCTAGCCCGTTGTAGTCACGGCTAGACAAGCCTAAAAAGCGGTCATAATCTGGAACGCCTTGCTCGTTCATGATGCTGTCGCAGAGTGCTATGTCATCATAGTCACCGGAAGCCGTTGAGATTGGAACAACCAACGTTCCTTGGGCGGCTGCGGTGTTCATGATAGCCACGTTGATATCAGAAGCAAGCTTTTGTTTGGCAGACTCACCCAAGCGACCTTCTTGCAATGCATCGCGCAATTCAAGGGTTGTCATTGTCCACGGAACTGTCTTGCTGAATCCTATTGTTGCTGGGACTGACAACTGTGTCATGTTCTGGTAGGACCCGGAAATTGAGGTGCCCGGTGTGCTGTTGATCGATTGGGCCATATAAGGCATTGGACGCCAGATAGTGTTGTTTGCTCGTGCCATCATCGTTTGGTCGGTGTTGTAGACAGAGACGTGCTTGGATAGGACCAAAAGGTCTTGGGCCCCTTCTACGATATCTTCGAACGCGACGCGTTCTTCTTTGGAGAAACTATTAGCCATGGTGATGGACTCCTTGTTTTGTGATTATTTTGAGGATGCGCGCTTCTGCTGCTTGTACTGGATGACTTTTGTCATGTTCCCGGTCTTTGCTGCTTCGTCGCGGAGTCTCTCTAGGGTTGAATCTACGGCCCCGGATACTCGGCCAGTGCCTGACACGATTCTTTCGGGCTGGGGGGCTGCTGACTTACGGCTTGTAACTTTCAATTCTTTCTCCAGTCTTGCTACCGCAAACGCGAATTTAACGGGGTCTTTAATATCTGATAACTCTTTTAGCTTCTTTTGGTTTTTGCCAATTGCATAAATGACTAGGGCCGGATTCTCTGCGCCCTGGAGAACTACTCCCTGTTGGGTTACATTAAAAGCTTCTTGGACAACGGCTTCCGCCTCCTCAAAGTCTTTCACCCGCAACTCGGACCTTGCTTTACCGTAACCGTCCAACTTAGCTTTCCACGCTTTCTGCTGATTCATAGCTTCAACTTCTTGCTGTGCTTGGGCATCGTCAGATTGTCGCTTGCGAGTAAACCACTCGGACAAGGCCTCTTCGTATGGGGCCGGATCATAGTCGTAATCTTCAAGTGTTGGTTTCTTGCCTAGCACGACTGGTTTGGTCTCAGTCTGTGCTGCGCTTTCCACCTTGCTTTTCAGTTCACGGTTTTGACGTTGTAGTTCCCTGTTCGTCTTACGCAACTCGCGCAACCACTTCGGGGCTGGGGTCTGTTCCTCTTGAGGCGGCGCGTCCTCACCAATGCTAACAACGACTTCATCTTCCGTGTCCTCGGGTTCTTCCTCATCCACGATTTCTGGGACTTCAGCTTCTTCTTCGGTTACTTCGATTTGCTCGTCTTCAACAACTGCCAATTCATTCATGTGTGTTTCCTGTCAACTCACCCATTTGACGGAGGGCGGAATCCGTGCGCCTATTCTGGCCTGTTTTTTTACTTTTAGCAACACCGGCTGTTCAATGGCTTGAACTGTCAGTGTTTATTTGACAGCTCAAGACATGAATACGGGCTAAACCTGAAGGGGTTGCGGTTGTGGCTGTGGCTGTGGCTGTTCCATTTGCCCTTGTGGCATTATTGACTCCATCATCTGGACCGCGTGCGTCTGTGAGTCCATATCGACTTCTGACAAAGTCTTCATTGTCTGAGCACGTTTAAGCTCTGAGCTCGCAATGGTCTCTACGGTGTCGGCTCTGGCCTTGGCGGCTTTTGCCGTGGCTTCTTCTGCGGCGGCTTGTAAATACATAGCATTCGGATCTTGAGGCGTCCCCTGCATCTCTGCCATGAGTTCCTGGGCTTCTTCCTCGGTGGGCTTGACAACCCCCATCCTCAAGAGCTTTTTGCGGAAATAGGCATTGGCATCCCCTATCCCTTCGCCTTCCATATTCATCATTGCCATTGCGGTTAGTACCTGCGCCGTCTCTGGGTCTTGGGTTATCTGTAGCATACCTGTCAATGCTCGGACCGTGGATGCTCGTTTGCTGCTGCTGGACGGGCCAACGTCTGAGACCACATCGAACGTGGCATTAGATAGATCATTCTCCATGACAATCCCCCCTGTTTCGGGGTCAATCGTGGGCATCATTAGCTCGACTACACCAGAATCGCCAGTCGGGGAAAGCGTCTTCAATTTGCGCTTTTCTTCGATGTAGAGTTCCTTGGCCATTGAGAGCCAGATTTCACCGCAGCGCTTCATTCCTTTTGCGAAGTTACTCATGTAAATGAACGTCTGCATATCAACCCGCGTCTGGATCATCTCCACTGCTTTACCAGACACACCAGACACCATCTTGTCCGCCCCTTGTGGATTCCCTAGGATGTCCTGCATGTCCTGCTCGGTGATCTGTAGCAATGCGGCCATTGCAGGTGGGATAGCTGCGCTGCGCGTATAGGCAACGGGGCCACTGACCGCTTGGTTTCCGTTCTGGTCTGTTATCGGGTTAATTAACAGATAGGGGTAGTCTTTGATATTGTCCTCGGCCCACATAACTTGGTGCTTTTCAACTGAGGATAGAGCGCTGATCTCTCCCAGTTTGGATAGCTGCATATTCTTGAGCCGCTGCGCATCCTTGGCTAGTCTAACGGCACCCATGCAGCGCTCTATGTTGTCCACGAACCAACGCTTGCCATAGACCACCACAATGGGTATGTTTTTCCCCGCAATATAGCCGGAATCCTCAAGCACACGGCCCCCGGACATTACATACTTGCGGACCTTTCTTCGCTTGACTCTCTTTTGTCTCACTTCAACTGTACCAATCGCCTCTAACGTCATTTCTAATGCGTCATCAGCGGCAAAGTCCGCCTGTGTGTAGCGTTCTTCTTCGCCCGTGAGTGTCTCGAATATCCGAATGATCTCGCTTTTTTCCTCTACTCGGTAATACTCGGCAACATAAACCACATCAGGGGTTGCCCAATCGAATTCGTATTGGTGGATTATTTTTGGCCAACTAGCCGGGTCATCGCCCCATGTGTCCGTGTATGCCTGTCTAGTCATTGACGTGACAACGAAGCAGAATTTGGCGTCTGATTTGTCCTGCCTCTTGGCTCCTAGGTCGAAAAACACTGAGCTATCAGCATCAAAGATGGGCTCTATTCGAACACGTTGGCGGTCGTCCTCTGGGTCCTCGTCGTCCTCATATATCGCACGTAGACGCCACGCGCCAATGCCACCCCCAACGGCTTCCTCGAATGCGTTATCATACGCCTCATTAGCTACAGACGCTTGTTCATCGGCTCTGTACAGCCCGTCGCAAACATCCGCCAACTTGTCATTGTCCGTGCCGTCCTTGGACACGAAGTCTACCGTTATCCGGTTGTTTCTGTACTCGTTCACGATTCGAATCACGGCCAGCATTATTTTGTTCACTTCGAACTTGGGTTTGTTTTCGTACTGGTCCGACAGCGGGCCTTCCCATTGGCTACCACATAGTGAGTAGA